CCCTAGTGATGGGTGTTTCCCTGCTTCTCATGTTGTTCCGCAGGACAAGTTTCTTGTGAATACATACCTCACGCGCCCAGACCGCAGCTATAACCAACCAGGTGGTACCAGTGTGGCCATCCGCGAAGGGGACCTGTGCAGAAATAATTAAAGAATAAAATAGAATAAAAAGTAATGAAGGTCACTAAGAGAGATGGTTCCTCTGAGGATATCAATTTCAATAAGATCGCAACACGGATTAAAAGGCTCACAAATAGTCTTTCAACCGATGTTTCTGGGGATCTGGTTGCCCAGAAGGTAATGTCATCTCTATACGATGGTATAAGTGCAGAGGAGATCGATACATTGTCAGCAGAAACGGCAATTGCCCTTCTGTCAGATGATCCAGACTATGAAAAGCTTGCGGCCCGTCTGACAGCAAGTAACATCCAGAAGCGATCTCCGCCAACTTTCATGGACGCTATGAAGATGCTTTTCAAGGCGAAGATCTTGGCCGATGATGTGTGGGAATCTATGAAATCATATGAACAAGACGATATAAATTCCATGATTAAGAAGAATAGGGACAGTGATATCAACTTTTTTGGCCTGAAAACTCTCGAAAGGGGGTACCTAACACAAATTAATTCCAAGCTTGTTGAAACTCCACAATACCTTTTCCTGAGGGTGGCATGGGGGATTCACAATAATATAGATGATGCCAAGGAAACATACAATATGATGAGTCAGGGGTATTTTGTTCATGCAACGCCCACCTTATTTAACTCTGCGACTGTTAGGCCACAGATGAGTAGCTGCTTTCTAAAAGCTATGGATGATGATAGTATCGATGGTATTTATGATACCATTAAGAAGGTTGCCAAAATTAGTAAGTGGTCTGGTGGAATAGGACTTCATAGCCACAATATCCGTGCAAATCAGTCTCATATCGAGGGCACGAATGGAACATCAGATGGTATTATTCCTATGCTACGTGTACTCAATGCGACAGCTCGATATGTGAATCAAGGAGGAAAGCGCAAGGGGTCTGTTGCAGTCTACTTGGAGCCATGGCATGCAGACATCATCGAATTCCTTGACCTGCGCCTAAACCAGGGTGATGAAGATGCCCGTTGTAGGGACCTGTTTACGGCCATGTGGATTCCAGATCATTTTATGGAGTGTTTGAAGCAAGATACAGAATGGTGTTTATTTTGCCCCAATGAGGTACGCAAGGCTCATGGGAAGTGCCTATCAGATGTGTATGGCGATGAGTTTGTGGAGCTCTATAAGAAGTGTACCAATACCCCTGGGCTGGTGCGCAAAAGGATTCCCGTGGAGACTGTTTGGAAAGCCATTGTGAGGTCACAGATTGAAACCGGAACTCCCTACATGTTATACAAGGATGCATGTAACCGCAAGTCCAACCAGAAAAATATCGGTATGATCAAGTCAAGTAATCTGTGCACAGAGATTTTGGAAGTATCGAATAAAGACGAAACTGCTGTGTGTAACCTGGCATCCATAGCTCTCCCAAAATATATTGATCAGAAAAATAACACGTTCAATTACACGAAATTGGAGAGTGCAACTCGTACCCTTGTGCGAAATCTTAATAAGGTTATAGATAGGAACTACTACCCAACGGAATGTGCAGAGAATTCCAATATGCTGCATAGGCCAATAGGTCTGGGTGTGCAGGGGCTGGCAGATGTGTTCATGCTATTGGGCCACCCATTTGATAGTGTAGAAGCAAAGGAACTTAATAGGACCATATTTGAGCACATATATTATGCAGCTGTGTCGGAATCTATGGAATTGGCAAAGAAGGACGGTGCCTACAAGCATTTCAAGGGATCTCCCCTATCAGAGGGTAAGTTCCAATTTGATCTGTGGGAAATGGACTATGAAAAGCTCACGTTGTTGCCCAAGTGGGACAAATTGCGCAAGGATGTTATTGAGCATGGTGTGAGGAACTCACTATTAGTTGCCCCCATGCCAACCGCGAGTACCAGTCAGATTATGGGTAATAATGAATGTTTTGAACCCTATACAACCAATATCTATCTAAGGCGTACACTTGCAGGTGAGTTTGTTGTGATTAACAAGCACCTCATCAAATATTTAAAAGAAATTGGTATGTGGAACAAGCATGTCAAAGATGGTATCATTCGGTCGGGTGGGTCTATTCAGGGCTTCGAGAATCTAAATCAAAAAACAAAGGATGTTTTCAAGACCGTATGGGAAATATCCCAAAAGGTAATTATTGATATGGCTGCTGACAGGGGTGCATTTATTGATCAGAGTCAGAGTATGAATTTATTTTTGGAATCACCAACTATGAGTAAGATTTCGTCTATGCATATGTACGCATGGCAGAAGGGTCTCAAAACGGGTATGTATTATTTAAGAAGCAAGGCAAAATCAAGGCCGATACAATTTACACTGGAACCATGTGAAACTTGTTCTGCTTAGACTTAAAGAATAGAAAATAATAATTATAAATGAGTATCGAACTTACACGTACAAATGGTAAGATGCTTAGTATTTCTAAGGATGGTAAATCCCTGCGGTTTATGATCCCTAAAAATGAAATTCCTTATGGTTTTTCTGAATTTGTACCACCCAATGGTGGTCCTTCAAGTATTTCGATTGATGTAGCAATCACCGATGAAGATAAGGTTCGTGAGATTGTTGAAATTGAACACGAAATTAGAAAACAGTTGGTTGGTGTACATGGTCTATCTGAGGACGATATTAATACTATGTTTACCTCCAATTTCAAGAATGGACGGCTCCGTCTTAAGCAGACACGTTCGACGCGTCTATTTAATCCAGATGGAAAGCCCCTGGATACAGTACCCAAGGGTGGTGATTTCAAACGCGGACATGCAGCATGTAGTGCTACCGTTGCGAGTGTATATTTTATGAATAGGAAGGTAGGTCTAGTGTGGTATGCAGATCATATTAAGCTATGGGAGCCCGCACCAGAAGCTAACCTTTCAGAGTATGCATTTAGAGACTAATCTACTTCTTGCTCTTGCGAGTGCGAGACATGGCAGATTTGCCCTTGTATGATGTACCACCCGGGGAGGTGATAAATGCACGGATCTTGCCAAAATTTGTACGGATCTTACGCGCACTGGGTTTAGCACCTCTCATAATGCGGTTCAGCGTGGCTGCACCACGGCGGACCTCTGCCTTGTTGGCCCTGCGCTGCTGCACACGCTTCTTGGCATCGGCGGCTGTTATGCGCACACGGGCTGGTCGGATCTTGTTGGGTACATTGTTGCGGGTATTCATTGTGACACGAATAGACTTTCCTGTGTTGGTCATGCGGAAGCGGGCTGTTGGGTTATACTTCTTCATACCCTCCGCAGTCTTGACAAAAAACGCACCCGTTTTAGGGTTGCGGTATATAACGCGACGCTTTACATTGGCAAAACCTGTGCTGTTCATTTTTACAATATATAAATATTTTAATATCCCATCGCGCAGTAATACTTCTGTGCTTCTTTAAGTAGTTTACCTCTAAGAAGTACATAAGTATTTTTAGATATACCATTTCGCACCTTTGCGAGAGCTACGCACTTTTTCCAGTCAGTAATTGCTATGGATTCCGCCATTTACTATATAATTACATTTTATTGTAGTATTTCTTAGCGAGCTTGTACAGCTCACTGTCCTTGGAGAGTGCCTGGAAACCCTCTGTCCCAAGCTCCTTGCGGGCCTTAGCCACGGCCTTGCGCCATTTGGCCAGGGGGTCGCTTTTGCCACGCTTAACCATGGCCTTGGAGTGGATGCGACCATCCTTCATAACAAGGTCTTTCTTGACAAGACCACCCGACGTGTGGTGTGCTGTACCATGGAAAACCTCAGCCTTTGATCCTATTGTCTTATCACACGAAACCATTTTATTATACTGGTGGATTATTATTTGACACGGACATTCGCCTGGGCCTGTACATAAGTTTATAGAACAGCCGCATTTTTACAAAGGCATCCTGTGACTTTGTGGAATCTGACTTATCCCAAATTTTCATATCCGTAAATCCATTTGCTATATCAGGTTTGTGTTTAAGTTCAGGGAATGCAGATTTAAAATTTAGAATAATTTTGTATGGAACATTGGGAGATACGTTCATTAAGCGGTCATATTCACCCCTGCACATTTTACATAATTCTAAACACTCTGTCCTATCCCGTGGGTTCAGTGAAAGTTCAAGGGAAATATTTCTATAAAATGCAGCAAATTGTCTAGCAACCGTCGCGTGAATCTGGGATTTTTCTGCGGCCATGATGAATTTTTGAAAGGAAACCAGTAACGCAGTAACTATATTGCACCCAGCTATAACATATCCAGCTTCCTGGAAGTTTCCATTTGATGTTGCACCAAACCCACCCACTCCTGCCAAAGTACTAATAACTATTTGTGGATAAACGAACCTATTATTAAGGCGTTTATAATGCCTTGCAGAATGCTCATGAAGCCATCTATACCCGGCAGCCTTTTCGGCCCATATTTTGAGTATACTTTCTTGCTCCTTTGACCAACCTTCTGCTATTTGTTGTTTTCGATGCTCTTCGGCAATAGCCATTGCTTGGTATTGCTCTGGCTGGGCAACATCCATTCTATAAGTAGCCGTGGAAAAAAATTATTCGAAAAATTTTTGTAAAGAAAAGAACCAATCCTTCATATGTAACTGCGTCATACTGGTATGTTTTATTGGGTACTTACGGCCCATTTCTCTTCTTTTAATTTTAATGTGTTTTTTATGATCTCGCAAATTGTTCATGCACGCAGTACACACCCTATACGTGCGTAGACCATTGAACTTATATTTGGAATAATTATTGCTAAGAGTACTAATATCTATTGTATCAAATATATCAGATTCTTTCCTATTAAAGCACAAAAAGAATGGATCAAGAGGTGCCTGGCAAATTTTACAATATCCATCCCATATTATTTCAGGCATGGTGCTATATATGTACGGCGGGATAGGTCCTCTATGCATAGAGGGAAGTTATCCTCTAAGTGTTACAGTACCAACTTTTTAGCAAAAGACAATATGTTTGTGTTGGGTGGTAAGTTGAACGCGGTATGGGATATTTAAATTTCACCATTTTAATATAAAATTACTATATCTTCATTTGTGGAAGATATATGGCACCTAACAGGAGAACAAATCAAATTCGAAGTCCCATATGCAGAGCATCGTCCTATATGCGATGCCTTAAAAATATATACCATGAATATTAATATAATTATTTTCTCAATTACTTATATACAACAACTACGATGAAAATCAGGATGCCAAAGATGAATATTAGAAACATTGCTATTGCTGCCGCCGTCTTTTATATGGTAATGTACCTGGGGGACCACATGAAATCCGTCTCTGCCGCGACTGCCCCGGTATCTGATGCTACTATCGCCGAGGCTGTTAAGGCTGCTATGACTGCCACCGCACCAACAGGTGGAATGAACGTATAATTTTATTGTATATGTGTCAATCCAAGGGTGCCCCCTTACTTAGAGATAAGAAACCAATATTTATTAGATAAAACATGAAGTGGGAGAAACTTTCTCACCTCGAGCACGTTCTCAAACGCCCGGATAGTTATGTTGGGTCTACAAAGTTAGACACAGAAATTTCCTGGGTGCTTGATAATGGACAATTTGTAAAAAAGAATTTGTCATACCCCCCTGCCCTCCTCAAGATCTTTGACGAGATATTAGTCAACGCCTTGGACCAGCATGCACTTAGTCCTGGTGAGGTTACCAAAATTGATGTGGTGGTAGACAAGACCCACGGTACCATTCAGGTTTCTAACAATGGAAATGGTATTCCTATTGTAAAGCATGAATCTGAGAATGTGTATGTTCCAGAACTTATATTTGGCACTCTGTTGACATCATCAAATTACGATGATGCAGAAGAGAGAACGACTGGTGGTCGTAACGGATATGGTTCAAAACTTACAAATATATATTCTAAGGAGTTTGAGGTACATGTAAAGGATTCAACGAATAAGAAGCAACACACCTGGGTTTGGAAGAATAACATGCAAATTCAGAAGGATAGTATGAATGCAAACCCAACCGCTTTCAATGGAAAGGATGGGCAGGTAAAGGTTACGTTCGTGCCAGATTGGAAGAGGTTTGGTATGAATGGCATGTCTGCCGATATTATGAGTCTTTTCGAAAAGCGTGTGTGGGATACTGCTATCTGTCAACAGGGGAAATTGAAGGTCACTTTTCAGGGTGAGAAGATCCCGGTGAAGAATCTTTTGGACTATGCCACCATGCACGATGGCATTGAAAATCCGGTGGCTTTGTCATGTGATAGGTGGGATGTTGTGGTATCCCCAAGTAATCACACTGGTTTCAACCAGGTTTCGTTTGTAAATGGAATCTGTACCAACAATGGTGGAACCCATGTGGACAATGTTGCTAACTGCCTTTCAAAGGATATTATTGCCGAACTTATTAAGAAAAAGGTAGATGGAGCAGATAAGCTCAGGCCCATGAATGTCAAGTCTAGTATGTTTGTTTTTGTGAAGAGTACCATCATCAACCCATCATTCAGTAGTCAAATCAAGTCCGAGTTGACCACCAAGGCGGCAGAGTTTGGAAGTGCCTGGAAGTCTACACCAGCATTCATGAAGAAGGTGCTTGATACGGGTATTAGGGAAGAGCTCATGTCTGTGGCCAAGTTCAAGGAACAGAAAGATTTGAAGAAGAATGATGGCACCAAGAAGAACAAGATTACAGGAATTCCCAAGCTGGACGATGCTAACTGGGCTGGCACACAGAAGTCTTCACAGTGTACACTGATTATTACCGAGGGAGATTCGGCAAAGGCTCTTGCAATTAGTGGTCTATCTGTGGTGGGTAGGGACAAGTGGGGTGTGTTCCCACTTCGGGGTAAGCCCAAGAATGTTCGAGATGCCAGTGTAAAGCAATTGATGTCCAACCAGGAGTTCTCTGACTTGAAGAAGATTCTTGGGTTGCAGCAGGACAAGGAATATAAGAATATTCAGGAATTGCGCTACGGGCGTCTCATGATCATGACCGATGCAGACTTGGATGGGAGTCATATCAAGGGCCTAGTGCTAAACATGATCCATTGCTTCTGGCCATCCCTACTCAACCTCGGGTTCGTGGTTAGTATGGTGACCCCTATTATCAAGGTTGGTAAGCAGAGCTTTTTTACCAACCAGGCCTATGAGACTTGGCTTAGGGAACAGGGTGGCCGCACTCCCAGGGGTATGAAGGTCAAGTATTATAAGGGTCTGGGTACAAGTACGAGCACTGAGGCAAAGGAGTACTTCAAGGCAATCGACAAACTTACTGTTGATTTTGTTGATACTGCCGATACGGATAAGTCGGTGATACTTGCATTTGACAAAACAAAAGCAGATGCCCGTAAGGGGTGGTTAGAAAAGCATATTAAAACACCCACACCAGAGGTGAAATATGGTGAGATTACCAAGCTCCCCATTTCACAATTTATCGATGGTGACCTCGTGAATTTCAGTGTTGCCGATGTCAGGCGATCAATCCCCCATGTATGTGATGGTATGAAGCCTTCGCAGCGCAAGGTTATGTTTGGATGCATGAAGCGAGGACTGACACAGGAGATCAAGGTTGCCCAGTTGTCTGGATATATTTCAGAGGTGTCTGCCTATCACCATGGTGAAGCGAGTTTGCAGGGTACTATTGTTGGTATGGCCCACAATTATGTAGGGTCAAACAATATCAATCTTCTGGCACCATGTGGACAGTTTGGAACGCGACTTACGGGTGGTAAGGACGCAGCGAGCCCGAGGTATATTTTTACCAAATTGTCCAAGGAAGCACAGAACTTGTTTGACCCCAGGGATAACAGTACGTTGAAGTTCCTGGATGATGATGGCAAAACCGTTGAGCCCGAGTATTATATGCCCACCTTGCCTATGGTACTTGTTAATGGCGCAGAGGGTATTGGTACTGGATACAGCACACAGGTACCCTGTTACAACCCTGCTGATATTAAGAAGAATATTATCAGGTGCATTGATGGTGATACGCCAACCCCCATGACCCCATGGTATAAGGGTTTCAAGGGCCGCACCTACCCCAAGGAAAAGGGTAGCTGGGTTATGCAGGGTCTGTACAAGGAGTCTGGGTCAACCGTAAAAATCACAGAATTGCCACCCGGTAAGTGGACACAGGACTATAAGGAGTATCTGGATTCACTTATTGATAGGGGTAGGATTACGAGCTATGATAATCACAGTACTGAGGAATCTCCGAACTTTTTGGTCCGTGGATATAAGGGAACAGATCCCCTCAAAGAGCTAGGACTTACCAAGGCAGTACATACCAGCAATATGTGGCTTACGACCCCCAATGGTATGAAAAAGTACTCTACGGCAGAAGAGATTATCGTGGACTACTTCAAGTTCAGGTTGGAGCACTACAAACAGCGGAAGGCCAACCTTCTCAAGGAATTCAAGGCACATGCTGCGGTAGCAGAGAACAAGGCAATGTTCGTGAAGCTCGTGGTTGAAGACGATATTGTAATCTTCAAGCGCAAGCGGGCGAACATCGAGGAACAGATCAATGCGCACAAGTTAATCAAGGTCAACAAATCATGGGACTACCTTTTCAATATCAAGACACAGGACTACACGGAGGAGAGTATTGCCAAGCTCAACAAGGAAGCCGCCGAGCGCAAGAAGATGTATGATGATCTGGATGCAACTTCAATCAAAGATATGTGGTTGAGTGACCTTAGTGATATTTAAGTAAACTAATATATTTAATTGCGCATTCTAACTTAAAAAAATAATAACACCATAAATTAGATATGTCTGACAAAGGCAAATGCGTTCCCCCTAGTGACCTCAGGGGTCGGTCAGCGACTGCTTCGGTTCTTAGTTTAGATGCCATAGGACCGCAAGAGCGTTATATCAATGATGATAATTTTTCACAATTCACACCCAGTTTCACAGAGTCTCCCAGTAACGCTATATATCAGCGCCGCACACAACTGGGACAGCCTAGTACACAATATTTTGGAAACACGGTCAAACATGTCTTTAAGACCAAGGAAATGGGTGATATGCTTGGGAATATGTACCTAAAAACTCGTCTACCGATTTTGTCTCAAAATCAGGCAGCGTCCAATGTAAACATCCAATTACCCGGTGACTTTGATATCAATATACCAGTAGGAGAAACAGTGTGCTTCGAGAATTCAGAGTTAAAGGCGTTAAACTTTGGTGGTAGCCATCTTCGATATGAGTCTTTAATAGGTACATCCAATAACCAGCTTATAGGCAATACACAATATATCGGATACGAGTCAAACGTGTCTAACATAGCAATAGGTTTTGCGGAAATATCGGGACACACAATGGGCACAAAGCTTATTGATGAGCGTTATTTAACAATTGCTGATGATCTTGGCAATGCAACTGTTAACGTAACGATTACAACAAATGAGGTTAATGTCCAAAACCCAGGGACAATTGACGGTGGTATACGAAATTTTGAGCTCCGTGACATACAGAGACCTCTGTTAAGCGATAATGCATTCAGTTATAGTAATGTTCATTTGCTCACGCTGGGGGGTGCAAACGTCCATGTTAATCTGAGTGGTGTGAGCAATCTGCTACCCTTTGGGACCACACCCGGTAGTAATTACGACAATAATGTTATAGCAATTACGTCGGTATCCTCGAACATTGGATCCAAGTTTATATTTTCCAATGTAAATCTATCCGTAAATACACTTGATTTCTCAACCAACGTAACAAGGACTTCTAGTGCGACATCCCTACCACTAACATCGTTGAGCGTGGGGTCAAATGTAATGCTTAGTAATATTGTTGTAGATGCGGGTCAATCCATTCCCGATGGTGCTAATATATTATCGGTAGGAGATGATCTCAGCGCTATCTACCACGAAACCGGTGATTTTAAAGAAGGCTTTGGTGGCGCCAATGTAGTGACTGCTACCAGTAGTGGTCTGTTTAACTCGAATGTAATAATCACACAAACAAACGACGTGCTTAAAAGTTATACGGATGTTAATAATTTTGCATTTGCACGGGCCCACCTGTACCAAATAGATTACAACACTACACCGGAGTCCAATACGGTCGTTGATATCTCTTTAACAACGCCAAGGACGGATACTATAAATTTCTATTCTAATACAGCCAATTATGTTACTCCCATAGGGTTGTCTAATATAGGAACAAATGTAGAGGTAGTGACACCCCCTGGCATGAATTTTTATGAAGTGTATTTGGGAAATATTAGTGTAGATCCGGGTGATTATGTATTAGATGGATCCGTCCAGCCTATGATAGAAATTACATCGCCATCCAGAAATACAAAAATTATGATGGGTTTTAGGCAACAAGGCAATGGGCCTAAATTGCTTACTGCCATAAATTATCAGCAGATCCTGCCAGTTGCAGTAAACCAGACGATAAGTGCAACGGTTAGACCATTTTTTGGATATTTCAAACCCGGTTCTGGTTCTCAAACTGAAGCTCATAACAGATTCACTGTTAGCACAGGAAAAATAGACGATTTCACTGATGTATCTGGGTTATATACCGCATATAGATCATATCGCACCAACACCAACACAAACAATTGCAAAGTTTCATGTGCTAGTAATATAGTACCATCTTCTGGAACTGGGGAAGGGCTTGCCATGGATCCGGACTTCTTAGATGCCATGATGAACGGTGGCCTCATCATAACAAAGTTATCTGATGCACTATCAAATGTAAGTGTACGGGTCAGTCAGCCTACACTGGACATGTATGTAGGTAATAGTACACGATATGAAATATGTGATATACACTCAAACATAACCACAATCAGCTACAACCTGAATAACGATATAACAATCACAAACGATACCAATGTATATACCACAAATATGGTAACTGATCTTAGTCTTTCTGCTGCACAGGCCACAAAAATCTTAGAGGGTGATGGAACACATATAACGCTTACTAGCAATGTATACAGGAAAACGATCACACCAAGTGCCAGTGGATCATCCAGTGCGGAGGGTAACATATTCACAACATCGGCGAGTTATCAGCTAAATTCATTCACAAAAAGCAGTAATGGTTATGCGAATGTGATAACCAATGGGGTATCCTATGGGCCCATACCTATACAAGATAAGGCTCTCAATATAGAGTTCTTTTCAAATGTAGAAGAGGGATACTCGAACGTAGTATACATACATAATGATTATTATAGCAACACAATTGAACGTCCTGCAATGAAATTGGATACTATGATAGATATCATAGATCCGCAGAATGTAAATATTTCATCGGCCATTACTGGAAGTATATATACCCAGACAGTTGATAATTTATTAGAAATAGATGGTGTTACGGCCATAAATACAAATGATTTTGGACCACGGGGGTATGATGTATTTTGGGATATGAGATGGCCCGGGGCGAATATCATAACTGCCAAGACTCTGAGTAATAGCGTATCAAATGTACTACAATCTGATTTTTCTGATATCAATTCGCTCACAATGGATGTACAGTCCTTTGGCGAGCCCAAGGTTCAATTTACTGCAACCAGCGAACAGGAAACGGTGGAGGGCTGGCCATTGAGCATGGTATCACTGACACTCTCAACGGGTAAAAGATTTCCCATAACATATGAAACGTCCAATTCATATTACCAAAAGGCAGAGATATTCATGCCTGCCGAATTTAACAATGCAGCATCATTTGATTATTTCTTGGATCTGGGTGATGACAAAACCTTTTATAGCGGGCCATTGACACCTAACGTGAATACCCAGTTCCTGAATACATTTACAGGAAATACATTTTATTCCACAAATGTAAATTACACGGTTTCGGGTGCAAATGTGTACCTGAATAGCGATGCCGTAGCCAACGTGTCAGCACCGACATGGAACCCCGGTGTGACAATTAATTTCGAAAGTTATTCGAATACCCTTACAATATCTTCGGTAAGCGAAGAGGATGTATTTACTATACCAGACGCAGCATCGTCTGGGTATTCAGACTTACTTAGAAATGGACAGATTTCACTTAACAATGACTATAGCATAGGGTCAAGAAACTCTATACAAGACCCAGCCCTTACGAGAAAATTTTCCAATATTGCATTCGCAGGGTATGATTCTAATATATTCTTTGTTGGTGGTCTTAATGGAAGCAATTTACTTTCAACTTCATTTAAGAATGATGTGAGTAGTGGTGTTTTATTCAATACAGCATCAATGCCTACGTTTGATTTCCCATTCAGGGATGGTCGCATGACACTGGATAAAGTTAATAATAACATGTTTTTGTTTGGTGTAGTAGACAAAGATTCTAACGTAACCAGGAATACTTCACTCTATAAGTCAGTTATAAATACTAGTGACCATATTCTAAAACCATGGACACTCGAATCAACGGCCTTCCCAGGAGAACCCGTAGAATTCCCAGCTTTGGGGTATGTAAATAATAAAGTGGTGGTTGTAGGTGGAAAATATATAGGAACCGATAATGCTAATCATTCTGAGATTTACACATATGATACTTCTGCGCTTTCGTGGTCCACAATCACCCTACCCAGCGCAATAGATTCGTATGGTGTAAACGGAAAGAATACGGCTGGTTCAAACGTATATTTTTATACAAGTAATACGACCATATCCTATGTGGATGCTAGTAATAACTTTTCGTTACATGATGTCACAAATTCACCTTCTTTAACATCCAATGTTATGGAGTCCCCATTTCTAAATCTCGAAGCAACTCAGGATGAGTCGAAGATATTTATTATAGGTGCGGGCAAGGCAGACAGTAAGGTTCAATACATTGATACATATACACAGCAAAGAGAAGTAGACTCGAACCTGAGTGCGGTTACATCCCTAGATCAAAATCTGTCTGGATTTGCTTCATATCAACCCTACAATACCCCCTATGTTGTGGTATATGGTGGTAACAATAACGGTATACAAACTGCTGCAATTTTTACTCTGAACATATACACATATATATGGACTAATCTGGGTGTCAATATACTATTAGAGAATCCTCTGTATGATGCTACATTTATTGGCGTAGATACACCGGGTGAATTGCCAATTGTACGAAGTGGAGTACACATAGGAACCAAAAAAACGCCCATACTTACAATCACCGACCAGTCAACTAGTAATGTATTAGAAGTGGGACTTAAAAGATCCAATTTATTCACTGCCGTTTCCAATTCTTCTGTCGAAAATAAAGGTCTTATATCGTCTTGGTACATGAATACCAAGGACAATAATGGCAGGCAGATAAATATAGGATGGGATGGGAAGGATTATGATGGTAATTTTGCACAATCAGAGGATGGTTCCGCAGGTCCTGTGTGGCTGGGTGATGCACTTAATATTGAAACCACTGCAAATTTCTATTCGTCAAATGTACTGTTCAATAGTACGTCCAATTTACAAAATAATTTTTTGACCGTTAATACTTCGACCTATACGGGGAATACATTCCCAAGGGCCAATGTGGTTACAACCAATGTATTCACTTTCGATGTCGGGTATTCAAATATAGAATCAATGGGTAATTTATTAGATTATTCCATAAATGGCATAGTACCCTTTACGTCATCTAATGTATCAAACATATGCGTAACAAATAGCCTAAATCCATTTCAACCAGGTGTATTTGTAGAAAACCCCATAACTACTGCGACAATTAGTACTGATAATATACCATACCAAACATGGTTTTTTGATGAAAGTGGTGGCGTTGTGACTCCACCAGGAAATCCACCAGATACGAGTAATATTATGGTAAATGATGCATATAGGCAGTTTCTTCCAAGTCGGCTCAGAAGAAGTGGTAAACTCGATAAGCTCGAATGTTTCTATGGTGCGAGCAGGTACACGAGACCGGAATCCGAGACTCAATTTAGTAATACGTTCCAATTTGGCTTATATAGGGATGAAGGCATGCGCGCACGAAAACTTACCCTCTCGTCATTTGCACCTGATGGTGAGGAAATGAATTCAAATGCACAAATAGAGGTATACAAATACTTTGCATCCAATGTTGGATACTCAAATAGTGTTAATACCACGGAAAGGGGGTGGTATGATGAGCTTATACTTTCATTTGGTCCAGATGTTACAGAGAGTGGTGAATTTGAAAGGGTTGTGATAAATCCCGGGTATGGCACGGACGCCACAGACACATCATTGGTTGTACCAAACGCCCTACAACAAAATGATACCATAGAGGTTTTATTTGATAATTACAATCCAGGCGAACTAAGTGTAACTGCAAATGTAGTTTATAGGAGTTCGGTCGTAAACAGAACGGTAGCCTCTGGGGACAATGTAATTAAGCTAAAACCAAAAATGTTCAATGCAATATCGGACGAGACTGGCAGGAGTGGGGATGTGATAATAACCACTACTTACAATAATGGGTTGGTGGATAGCAACGTGAGTACAGGCATTCGGCCCATTAGTGGTATAACTGTACCAGAGGCAAATTTTTCATCGAATTTACTTCGATGCTGCCTATCTAGTTTTGTAAAGAATGACCCATTAAGTGGGACCGGGTATAGTAATACGGTTGTGCAAGAAAACGCGTTCGAGTCTGTATTTCCCGTTAATATCTCCATGAACAAATACATTCCATCGGGTATCTATACAGACAAGGTAGGTAGGGCCATCTTAGACGAGGTATCAATTGAAATAGGTGGCCAGGAAATTGAAAAGTTGGACGATTTGTGGTATGTGACCAGGGATGAATTGTTTAGGACCGATGATGAAAAGAGGGCATTAAAGTATTTGATAAACGGTGGACAGGACTACCTGCCATCAAGTCCGTTTAATTTCGGACCCATAGATCTGTACGTACCACTGGATTTCTTTTTCTGCCGAACACGCAAGACATCATCAACACATAACGTCCCGACCAAAACAAGTGATGAATATAGGTCACAGGCACCTTACCTGCCACTCTGTGCCCTCCCGGATCAGGAGATAACGATTGTCATAAAGTTCAAACCCCAGGAGTACTTTTCAAATGTAACAACCCCAATAGATCTCAGTTATAAGGACACGTTCCTTGTTACTGACGAGGCTCTGATTTCACCAGAGGAGAGATATTATTACATGAATACTCCACATAATTTGATGATAGAACATGTTAAGAGGTTACCTAGACAGGTATTTAACATAGGTAATGATTTGCGCTACGAAGGCCTTGTATCAGATATGCCTGTGAAAATGATGACCTGGTTATTTAGATCTACACAGTTTGAAGATGAAAACAATTCAGAAGAATTCCTTCATAGGTATAATTTCAGTACAATACGATCTACAAATGAGCAATATAAACTGTTTTATGAATTGCTAAAACGGGCCAACTTGTACTTGGATGGTGTACCGCTCGTAGAACGCTATGGCACTTCTGATTTTTACAAATATTATCAGGGATTGAACTGTGATCTGTCTGCCACCGATAAGAATATTTACACCTATTCATTTTCAATCTACCCGACTAAACAAGATCCGTCTGGTTCAATAAACCTTTCAAACTCCACATCAAATAAAACATTTCTTAGCTTCGATCTGGGACTTAAAGATGCAAGTGCAGCACTAGAGCAAGTTGATGAAACACAGGGTTTCAGTATACATGCTTACAGCTTTGGTTATTGTACATTAAATATTAATGAGGGGCGGGCAAGTCTTGCGTTTTCTTAAAAATATCACATTTATTACTTCGTATATAGTTCAAAACATCATTTTCGATACACCATTTTATAAAATTAAGTTGTGCAACAGTTGTAGTCATGTCACGGAACTCGATGCGCTCAGTGCGACAGAAGGGATCGAATAGTTTTTTCGAATACCCGTCAAGACTACTTTTGTATGCCATATGGACAACAAAATCTTTGCCATCATGGGTTTTGTAGGCCGTTTTCTTAGCCTTTGAGTGGTTAGTTACGAACCACTCAATATTGCGCAGGGACAGCCCTTTATCCTTTCTAAGAAGGGATTGCAGGGTGCCCGCATTGTCGGGATTACTATAAAATTTTGTAAGACTAGCTAGAAGAATCTTCTCCTTACTCATACAAAATATTAGGGTTATATCTTTATTACAGTAATGTGGGTACATTTTGCGGACGTGCAATTCTGTTCCCATTTACATTTGAGCCAACGGGTGGCTTGTATTGTTTTTGGTGGAATCCACAATATCCATTGCATTTTGCGGGCTTTGTACATCTCATACTTGTTGCCAGGCGACCTTTACAAATCTCTTTGTTTTCTGGAACTTGTTCATCGAAAATTTTTTTCGTAAGCAATTCTGCATTTCTTTCTGTCCCTATATCACTTTTTACTATCCAGTATTTTAGCTTATCTGCATAGTATTCTCTGTTTATGGGCCTTACGGCCTCAACAATCAATTTGCCATACTCACTGTCGAGCATATCTACTTAGTATTGTTTTGCTCGTAATTTTTAAATAGGTCTGCAATACTTTCTTGCTTCAACTTTGGTGCACGCTTCTTGCGGGGTGGCTTGGGGGGCATGAGATCAGCGAAGATATCTTCCCCCCCGACGAGGGGTTCTAGCAGGTCCTCGACTGGCTTTTTAAGCTGATTGGTGAAATAATACAAATAATCAAGGGGTACATTATTCTCTTGTACATACTTGGGATCTTCGGCCTTTTCAAACATCCTAGCCTTTGGATCCTCGTGCTTTACTAGCACGAATGGTACACGGTCACCGCTATGTGGATGTGCACCGGGTGTGCGGCTGTTGATTTTTTCCAATACCTGAACATGTGGCTGTGATGGAACCTCCTGTACAGAACCCTCCATCATCTTTTTATAGGACCACTCGCCATTTTTGGTCTTGTAAGACGATGCAAGCGTTTTAGACATCAGGAGTTTATCAATTGGAACTTTGCCATCAATAAGATCCTGTGCCATATCCCTCGACCTTGCAATCGCACAACTTGGATCCCTTGAGTTCATTATCATATTCAGCACCTCCCTACACACCTCGCGAGTATAGGGTGTATTGTCACGTCTCACCAGCTGCAAGCCCTTTACATCAATCTTTTCCATTTCCATTTCGCCAGACTTATCCTGTGTCCACATCTTGGCAGCATATCGCTTCTTGGAATATAGAATGTACGGACAATATACCTTTTCAAGTTCAAGATCGTTGGGCTTCTTGAATAGCTTATTACACATCTCAGCGGCCTTTTCTCCAATCTCCCAGCTATGCTTGATGGCATCCTCTTGGCTCATGCCATTGCAATCAAACTCGACCATAACAGAATCTGTATCCCCGTATCTCACCTTTGCACCCTCAAAGTTGTCTTCTACACACTTCTTGGTCATGGCAATCATCTCGCGGCCCTGGCAGGTAGTAGATGCTGCGATAGGTACACAGGGAAGCATACCCCGCCTGGCCCCACAGAAACCATAAATACTGTTCATAGAAATCTTATATGCCAGCTGCTGGCCATTGTACACTTCCTCCAATGGTGTACCACGGTGTTCGGCCATCAGCTTCTTTGCCTTCTTGCGAAACTCTTTCAATTCTGTCAGAATTTCAGGCAAAAGGCTAGGAACATTCTGGGCAAAGTGATACACCTTGCCTTCTGAAACCTCGAAGCTTTCATACTCTACACCCGGGATATTCTGGTATATAGGGTTCATAACAAGTGTCGAAAAACACATATTGTGAGCAACCATGATAGATGGATACAGAGAAGCAAAATCCAGTGCAGTAATCGGAGTATAATACGCGCCCGTCTGCGCTTCCAATACCGTGGCACCCTCATATTTGTCACCGGTATTCGTGCCATAGGTATGTTTGATTGTAGGTGCAAGGAAGTTTAACTCACGGGCTTTACGAGTGATCTGACTGAATACCTTGATCTGCTGCCCACGCTCCGATAAATAACTCAAAGGAACCCATGTAGCCTTTGCCATCTCTACCAGGTTTGTGAAAATACAAAGCTTATCAATCAGGCGGTGGGGTAGCAGGGTGTCTTTTAGACAATACTTTGCGACTTCACCAAGCTCTCCTGGGTCCTCGTCACGATAACGACGAAACATCTCATTGGCAGTCATGTCAATCTTTGTATCACCAATAAACTCCTTGGCAACATTGTTCAAAGAGTAGGAATCGAGCTTCTTTTCGCGCTTAATCTCATGGAATAGATCGAACGTATACCGCCCTGGCATGGGGAGCATCTTCAAAATATTATCACCCAGTGCACCACTAGCCAGACGCTTTACCACCATTTCACTAGGCTTATCGCGGAGACGCCCAAGGTCGTAGAACTTAGGTGCCTTGCACATTTTTGCGCGCTTGTATAGGTACTCCAAATCAAAGCCGAATATATTGTACCCTGTCATAACATCGGGATCGATCTTCTGAATAGTGCGCTGGAATGCTTCAAGTAGTTCCTTTTCACTATTAAACCACTCAACATCATCTGCATCAGTTTCCTTGTAGCACAGACAAACCTTATCGATAATTTCATCTGAACCATAAATCTTCGAAGTAACACCAATCTGAAAACAAGCATCACCGGGAACAAGGGCATCGGGAAACTTGCCCGTAGAGCTATTGGTTTCAATGTCAAACGAAACAATCTTGAACGGTGCCATATCATCTCTCTCAATGGGTGTAAGGTCGTTCCACTTTTTCACGTATACATCAATATCACAGTTGCTTATGTTGTTGGGCTGTGCATCCTCGGGTACCTGGATCCATCCAGTAGACTTGATGTTTGTGCGATGCATGAAACGCAGGAAAGGATCGATGTTAGCCTCATACACCCTCATTTTGCACCGATGCGCGGCATTTTCAAACTTCTTCATTTTAGCAAGAGTTTTGAATTCCAACTTAATGAAAATGAATTCCTTGTTATTTTGAAAACCATATAGATCCTTACACTTTACAATCTTATAGGTGAAAAGGGTTGCGAAAATATCTCTGGCCTCTTCCTTGACATCATCATAAAACCCCATCTTATCTGCGAGTTTATCCAACACATTATCCCTAGCCTGGGACTTGTGGCTATCAAGCTTGATGAAAAAGTACGGATTGAAAGGCGTAGTGCAACATACAGACTTACCACACTTTGTACGACCAAATATATTTATTAAGTACCTTTCCTTAATATCACTGTCACCCGCTTCCCACGAGACTGCTTGGAATTGTGCCATCTTATGTATTCCAAGCGTTTAATTTTTAAGTCTTAGAGAAATAGATTAATCTTATGTTAATGATACTTGTTGGTATCGATGTAGGCTACGTAAATATGGGCGTGGTCAGGGTGGTATTGGACGATGTTATGAATTTCAGTTTTACACATGCATTTAGATATGATCTAACGGTGCCCAAACACAATCGCGTGCATGTAAGTGATTGCACGATACCCCACACAAATGAAACATGCGACAGATTTGCCCATTTCATACAGGAAAATTCTCATATATTTGACGAAGCAGACTGTATAATAGTTGAGAGACAGCCCCCTATGGGCTTAAAGGACATAGAGGCACTCATTATGCATTATTATAGAAATAAGGTCAAATTAATCTCCCCCAGCCAAATGCATAAACATTTTAGAATCAAACATCTGGATTATGAACAACGCAAGGAGGAAGTTGTGGGGATTGCCACAAGGCATGTTGAGCATATAGATACGTTTACTAATCAGGTGCGTCAACATGACATCGCAGATGCAGTATGTTTCTGTATATACCACATTACCAAAATTAAAGATGACATGCACCGAAAAGAAAGATTGGAGAATATTAGGAGGTTGCCATTTGACGAATATGCCTTTATACCACCTCGCGAAATTTGAGAATCGACGTGGAACATTCTACCCGGAAAATGGAAAGGTTGAATTCTGTGGTGTAATTTTTGCAGATGCCTATGACGCAATTTCTGTGCTCAGGAATATAACAGGTGAGTGCATCGTAGGACCTTTTCATTATGAGGGTGTAAGGGGGTTCGAATTGAAAACTGGTAAAATAATTGCACTTTCGCCACAAAAGACTATTTTGGAATATAACTCCCATTTGACTGCAAGGGCATGCATGAATGCATTAAAGAAAAAGTGTCTGTTATAATTAGATGGTTCTAGGGGTACAGGTTCTCAACGCGGATGCTAAAATTCCCGTTCGTGGTAGTGAACACGCGGCTGGGTATGATTTATATGCAGTAGAAGCATGTGTCATCAAACCCGGTCGCAGGGCTGTCCTACCCACTGGCATTGCCATCGGATTGCCCCCCGGGACGTATGGTAGAATTGCACCTCGTTCTGGCCTTGCTGTAAAGCATGGTATTGCCGTTGGCGCAGGGGTGGTAGATCCCGATTATACAGGGGAAATTAAGGTTGTTCTATTTAATCATGATAGTGCACCCTACGTAGTACGTCAGGGGTATAGGATTGCACAGCTTATTTTGGAGCAGTGTGTTACACCTGATGTCGTAGAGGTAGATAGTCTAACTAATACCGAGCGTGGTCATATGGGGTTTGGATCTACTGGTCAGTCTTAATTATTTGTCTTATAAAGAAACGTGGGTATGTTATATCTACACTTCTTTATTCTGTTTTGTGTATTGGTGTTATATTGTATAGCTTTATTGCTATGTACAAAATCATTATAAACATTATTAAATTAAAGGCAACGATACCATATATAGTAGGGTATACCTTTTCTTTAATCTTTTTATTTGAGAAAACAGTATCTACCAATTGTTCTGTTATATCATCTATCATGGAAAACTTTGTTATAATACATTCACATAAATTAAGAGACAAAACTCCGCTTGAAGTAGAACTTGACACGGCACTAGAAAATGGAAATATAGTGTGTCTATTGGGTGGTTCTGGTGTGGGCAAAAGTTATGCGTGCGACAGAATCTTGAAGGAATATTCATTCATAGATTTCGAAAATAATATACTCAAAAGCAAAGTAGATACCAACCATGTTTTAGATAAATTGAAAGGTTCTGGTACCGTATTATATTTTGATGACCTAAATCCTGAACTCACTGGCTTTGGGGTAGTATGTGATTTTATATTTAATATTGAGCATATACATGGGCCTATTTTGATTAATAGTAGGCATTCTGTGCGCATACAACATATATTTTCAATGAAAGATGTAGTATATTTTGAAGTCGATGGTCCGAATAGAAGAAACGAAATTATACGGGCACATTGTAAAAATCAGTACAACTTGACCATAGATTATTGTGACACGGAATATAGTACGAAAGACAATATATATGACTTAATATGTGAAGGGGGCAAGGGGTACAAACGAATGATGGATACACGGATGGAAGAGCATGGCCATACAGCAGATGTATTATTTACAAATTATAAAACAGATACGATTGAAGGAGCTGCCATAGTCGCAGATGCATTCTCTCGTTCAGATGTTATAGATAACAAAATATACAGGGGAATGTGGGACGCCATACCGTATTTTACTATTGAATCGTGTGTATTTCCTTCAATCCATACAAAAAATAGCGTAAAATATGAGGATCTTGTGCCCGGTGCGGTGTGGACAAAATATTGCAACCAAAGTCTAAGAGATAAACAATTCAAAAATTTACAGGGGAGGCACCCATCACTTCGGTGTGATATCAATTTTGTTTCCTATTTCATGTCCATGGCTACAAACAAGAACACAAATGATATAATA